GAGTCTGCCATTCTTGCTACGGCAGTCGAAGTCTTCCAATCCCGGACGGCCGCCGGAGGCCAGATCGAGGGCATCGACCTAAGCGTTACCCCTTTCCGTTTAGGTCGCTCCCTCTTCAATCGAGTCTCTGGCCTTCTGGGGCCTTTTCTTGATGTCGAATCAATGGTGGGCTAATGCCAGCATCGACAATCTCGGATGATGTTCGCGGCGCAATCAAAACAGTTTTAGCGGGTGTAACTGCCAATGTCTATGACACAGTACCCGAAGCTCCAATCGTTCCAGCGGTTATGGTTATTCCTGATTCGCCTTATATGGAACTTGAGACAATCGGCCGGGCTAATGTTCGAGTTAAATTAAATTATACAATCAGCGCGGCAGTTGCTTACTTCAGTAATTCAGCATCTCTCGATAATCTCGAGAAGCTGGTAATTAGTATTCTTAGCGCTTTATCAGCGTCTAAGTACGAACTCTCGACAGTCGAACGGCCGTCGGTGGTTCAAGTCGGAACGACGAACCTTCTCGTCTCCGATATCCGCTTGAGCGTCCGCTACGAGCAAACCGCATAGGAGACCCAAATGCCAACAACAGTAATAACTGGGCGCGATGTAACTTTTACACTCGATGCTGCTGCTTACGACGCCCAGACAACAAGCGCAGTCCTAAGTTGCGAAACAATCATTGAGACTTACCAAACTCTCGATGGCCGCGCTTACAAGTCAGTAGATAAGCAATGGACATTCACAATCGAACTATTACAGGATTGGGGCGCAGCCTCATCCTTGTTCGAGGCAATGTGGGCTGATGCTGAGTCAGCACCTAACACCGCGCTTAATGTCAGCTTCACAGCTGTAACCGGCGCAGTATTCGCATTCACAGTCCTTCCAATTTTCCCAACCGCCGGTGGCGCAGCTCCCGGAGCTTTAACAGATACTTGGACGATGACTGTCATTAGAACACCAACAGAGACCTTCAGCTAAGAGATCGGAGCATCGGGAGTGAAGTTAAACATCACAATTAAATACAACAATGGCGAAGCGGAGACCTACCTAATCGGGCTACCCGAATGGGCTAAATGGGAACGCAAAACCGGGAAATCGCTTTACAATATGACCGACCTCAAGGCGTATCAACAGAACGATTTTCTTTTCTTAGCCCATTCCGCCTATGTACGAAGTCGAGCCGGTAAGCCAGTCAAGGCTTACGATGTTTGGGAGAACACAATCGACGAGCTTGTAATAGGAGATGAAGGAGACCCAAAAGTTACCCAACCGGAAGCGTCAATCGACTCTTAATTGAGATCGCAATCGCTACCGGGATTCCGCCTAGTGAATGGACGGACATCGAGCAAGTCTTAACGGCTTTAGAGATATTGGAGAAAAGGAACGATGGCAGAGGAAGGCATTAGTTATGACAAAGCCGAACTCCGATCCATTATCCGGGCTTTCAAAGCGATGGACGATGAAGCTGTCGAAGCTGCAAAAAAGGGTTCAAACGCTTTGGCAACTTTCGCAGCCGACCGAATCAAAGAAACCGCTTTTGGCCGTACAGTCGCAGCCTCAGCCGTTAGGCGGGTTGCCGAGGGTGTTCGCGTATCCAAATCATCCAAAGTCGGAGAACTCTCTTATGGCTTTGCATCTCAACGTTTTAGCGGAGGCGCTACTACACAAATCCTCTGGCCGGGTCTTGAATTTGGATCTAATCGTTATCGCCAGTTCCCCCGAAGAACTCCCTCAAAAGGTCGCGGAAATGCTGGCTACTTCATCTACCCGACACTTCGCGCGATTCAGCCTGAATTAGTGCGTCAATGGGAAGATTTATTCGCTGGCATTTTAAAGAAGTGGGATAACTAATGGCCGGATCAAGAACACTTAAACTTTCCATTCTTGCGGATGTCGATAACCTTACAAAGAATTTAAAATCCGGTGAGCAAGAAGTCTCCACCTTTGGAGACAAGTTAGGCGACTTTGGCAAGAAGGCAGCCGCAGCCTTTGCCGTCGCTGCTGCCGCCGCCGCAGCCTACGCCACTAAGTTAGCGGTCGATGGGGTTAAAGCTGCCATCGAAGATGAAGCGGCTCAAGCCCGGTTAGCCAAATCCTTAGAAAACACTACCGGGGCAACCAACGCACAAATCGCAGCAGTCGAAGCATCCATAACCTCAATGAGTTTAGCCTTTGGCGTTGCCGATGATGAATTACGCCCAGCCTTTGATCGATTAGCCCGAGCGACTGGCGACGTAGATACGGCAAATAAGGGGCTAAATTTAGCGCTAGATATAAGCGCCGCTACTGGTAAATCCGTTGAAGCGGTATCTAATGCGCTTGGAAAAGCCTATGAAGGTAACACCGCAGCTCTTGGGCGTTTGGGTGTGGGTCTATCGGCAGCCGAGATTAAATCTCTTGGCCTTGATGGAACGATGAATAAGTTAGCGGAAACTTTTGGCGGGGCAGCCAGTACCCAAGCCGACACATTAGAAGGCCGCATTGCCCGGGTCTCCGTTGCGTTTGATGAGACCAAAGAGGCAATTGGAACGGCTTTATTACCTATAGTCGAAAAACTATTGACCTTCGTCACCGAGACAGTGATTCCTAATTTCCAAAAGGTAGCTGATCTATTTTCTAGCGATGAGGAAGGCGGAATTGGAAAGCGCTTCAAAGATGTTGGAGGATACGTCGAAAGTTTCTTAACTCCGATTATCGATGGCGCTAGAAAAGCATTTGAGACAATAGGAGACGCTGTAAAAAGTCAAGCGCCGCGCTTTGAAAACATTTTAAAGATATTCAAAGATATATGGGCTTTTGCATCGACATATTTGATTCCAATTATTTCAACTGGTCTTGGTGAGGCTTTTAAAACTTTTGGAACAGTCGTTGCGACAGTAGTAAAAATAATAGTTCCCATCTTTGAAAGCATACTTACAGTATTAAAAACAGTTGTAAATGGAGTTATCACGGCTATCAATTTTGCCATTTCTGCATATAACAAAGTGGCAACAAAATTAGGCAAAGATCCAATAGCGCAAATTGACAAGGTAGGCGAAGGTGGATCGGGCGCTGGTGGTTCCGGAATGACTTTTGACAAAACGGGTTTTGCTTCCGCTTCGGGGTCAAAGGCTAAAGGCGCTGGCGATGCTGCTGATGTAATAGCCAACATCTCTACAAGCGTCGCAGCCGTCGCAGTAGGATCGGCAGCTGCCACAGCAGCTTCGGCGGGTAAGGCTGCTACGAAAGCGGCCGAAGAAAAAACATTGATTGAACAAGTCGCTGAAGAAAATTTCTTAGAGCAACTTAAAACAGTCTTTGATGTGGCAGCGGTTCGCCGGGGTGAGGAAGCCGATCGAGTAATCATCAACGTCAATGCCCCATCCGTCATTGACCAAGAAGGCTTCTCAAGAGCGGTAGTCGATGCACTCAACGACAGCCAACGCCGCACCGGGGCTGGCTCAGGAGCTTTTCAGGCTGACTAATGACCCTATGGAATCCGACTTATCGAGTTAAGGTCAATGGCTCTACAGTTACAAATGTAACTTTGGCCGGAATGACAATCACTAGCGGTCGTAATTCCGTTTATGCTCAACCGCTGGCTGGTTATGCGAACATCACACTTTTAGAGACCTCACTCGCCGCCGTCCCTTATGAGATTAATGATGCGATTACGATAGAGGTTCAAGATAGTTCTGCCGCTTACGTCGCTTTATTCGGTGGCTTTATCACCGATTTACAAATTTCCGTTAGCACAGCCGGATCAACTGCCACAGTCCAAAATATAAACATAGTTGCAACCGGCGCATTAACTCGCTTAAATCGTTCGGTATTTACCGGCAACCTTGCCCACGACTTTGATGGCGATATGATTTACGAAGTTTTGCAAGGAGTACTCTTTGATTCTTGGGATGAAGTGCCAGCCGCGACTTCTTGGAATACTTACACAGCTACGACGCAATGGCAGGATGCGGAAAATAGCGGTCTAGGCGAAATTGATACGCCGGGAGATTATGAACTTCATTCGCAGAGCGGCTTGGTCGAAAACGTCTATAGCCTTGTTAGCCGTCTAGCCACATCTGGACTTGGTTACATTTACGAGGATGCTCAAGGCCGAATCGGATACGCCGATTCCACTCATCGATCGCAATACTTAGCGGCTGAGGGTTATGTCGATTTAGATGCCCGACAAGCCGTCGGATCAGGATTGACAATAGGCAAGAAGGCCGGAGATGTCCGCAACGATATTTCTATCGGTTATGGCGCAACTGGTAGCTCAACAGTTTCAGCCGAGGATTTAGCCTCAATCTCCCTTTATGGTCGTTTGGCCGCTAAGGTAACGACGACCTTGCGGCATTCTCACGATGCTGACAATCAAGCCGATTTCTATCTCTTAATCCGGGCCTATCCCCAATATGAAATGGCCTCAATCAGTTTCCAGCTGCAAAGCCCTGAATTAGACAATGGCGACCGCGATAGTCTTTTGAATGTGTTTATGGGCGAAGCGCTAAACATCCAAAATTTGCCAGCCAATATGATTAATGGCGAATTTCAGGGATTCGTCGAGGGCTGGACTTGGCGGGCTTCATATAACCGCCTAGAACTGACAATGTATCTCAGCCCACTTGCTTTCTCGCTTCAAGCCTTCCGCTGGAACTCAGTACCAGTTACCGAGACTTATCAGACCATTTCCCCTACGCTGACTTGGTTAGACGCTACAATCGTCGCCTAAAGGAGAACAATGCCAACAACAAGCAACTTCGGATGGACTACGCCAGCCGATACCGATTTAGTTAAAGATGGCGCTGCCGCGATTCGAACGCTTGGCAACGGCATCGATACCTCATTAATCGATCTCAAAGGTGGAACTACCGGACAGATTCTTTCAAAAGCCTCAGCTACTGATCTTGACTACACTTGGATTAACAACGATCAAGGCGATTTAACGGCGGTTCAAGCCGGTGTGGGAATTACAGTTACCGACGGAACTGGCCCGATTCCAACAATTACAAACAGCTCGACAGATTTAATTACTACCGCCGGAGATATTCTTTACGGAACGGCAGCCGATACAGTTGCAAGGTTAGGCATTGGCACAGCCGGACAAGTTTTGACAGTTAATAGCGGAGCAAATGCGCCGGAATGGAAAACTGGATCTAGTGTGCCAACCGCTTTTACCTTATTAAACGCTGGTGGTACTGCATTAACCGGCGCAACTGCAATTACAATATCCGGAATAAGTGCGAAGGAGATTGTTGTCCTAGTTGATAATGCATCAACGGCTAACGCCTACGCGACAGTTCGCGTACGACCCAACAATTCTACATCCGCCGTTTACGATTTATTTGGTATTTACAATGTAATTACGGCATCATATAGCGCAGGCAATTTTGATGCTAGAGGTGAGTATCAATCTTCAGCGGGTATTATTTTATTTCAAAATGGTGACAATGCTGCCGCTACTGGTCGCGGTTTTTGTTATATTG